CGCCATGTCCATCGCCTCGTGCCACGTCTTGAAGCGGACCTTGGTTCCAGCAAAGCCACGAATCCCGCCGATGGTGGAGAACAGCGTGCGGTTCAGCCGCTTGGCAAGGTAGTTCTGAACAGGCGAGATGACGTTGCTCTGCATCGTCATGATGGCCTGAGCCATCTCGTTCGCCGCCCCCATCTTGCCAGGGGTCGTGATGCCTGCCAGAACAGGGGGGACTTGATTGGCTGAAGCAACCGAAAGGTTGATCGTGCCGTGCATATCCTGGAAGCCCGTGCCCTCAACGGAGTCGCCCACCTTGATGTGCTCGACCCAAGCACGGTCCTTGGAAGAGCTGGGCATGGTGAACAACGCACTCTGACCTTGGCGCGAGCCAGATGCGCCGGACATCACCTCGCGCATCTTCAGCAGCTGCTCTCCGTTGATCGGCATGCCGCCCAGGAACAGCATGTTCTGCGGCATGCCCCCGTTAAACATGTAGTCACTGACGCGCTGAAGAGCACGCACGTCCACGTCCATGTACGGCACGGCAGCAAGCCAGTGGGGCGCTCCGTAGCCTTCCCAGCGCGTGGTGGGTCGAGTGAAGTCCACGACCTCGTTCAGGATCTCTTGGCGCTCAAGGCTGACTTCGTCGGCAGCTCGCAGTTCCTGCATCTTGCGCCAGCGGGCAAAGAGCACTTCACCATCGTTGTAGCCGTTGAAGAGCGTGAAGTAGAATCGGTCCCGGCGCTTGTCCAGGTAGTGCGTGCGGTACACGTCCGGGGCAGGCAACCAGTACAGCGAGGACACTTGATCGTCAGAGTCTCGTCCACACTCCATGTAGGCGTTGCCCACGCCCCAGTAGTTGCCCGCAACCTGGGCCATCAGGTGGTCGAAGTCGTGCTCGCACATCGAGTCGAGCGTGTCGTACAGCTCCTCGGTGCGCTCGTGGTCAATGACGGGCAGCTTGCCTGCCGCGTCGGCGGTGCTGCTCTGGGCCAGTCCGGCCTTGGCTTGCGCCGTAGCTTCCTCGTCGATGACGCCCAGCCCGCACCCGACAGTCGCGCTGACCAGAGTCGCTTGACACGACCCGTGGTACGGACTGACCTCGATCATGGAGTCAGCAAGCTCCATGTTGAACGGATGCAGAACCTTGCCAGACTCTTGGGTCTTGCGCCCGCTGGCTTCTTGCCCCGGAAGGTCGCGAACCTTGTAGAGAGTCTTGCGAAGAGGCTCTTTGCTAGAGACCAAGTCGCCAGCTACCCAAGGAGTTGAGCTACCTCCAAAAGCGGCAGTGCCGTCTTCGAAAGGGTTATTGCTAGATGTGCGATCTTCCATAATGTAAGTAGGCCACTTGATCTTTGGTTAGCCTACTCGTAGTCAGTCTACTCATGGCAGTCAAACCGAAGAAGATCGTCGTCAGCAAAGTCACTCGCGTGGCTCTAGTTGACGAAGGGGCAAACCTCACGCCCGGCCTGTTCAAAAGTAAGGAAGGCGAAGAGGAACTGAATCTGGTTCCGATCATGAAGTCTGCTCCTGAAGAGGGGCTGCTCTACGGGATTGTCTATGCCCCGATGGTTGTGGACGCCCACGGGCACTACATGGACCGCGACAGCATCAAGAAGGCGTGCCACAGCTTTGGAAGCTCGGGTATGTCTTTGGACCTGATGCACCAGGAGGACAGCCTCGACAAGGCCAAGGCGGCGGTTGTTGAGTCGTTCATCATGAACGGCCAGGACGACCGCTTCCCCTCTACAGACCACTTGGGCCGCGAAATCCCGCACGACGGGTCGTGGGCCATGACCGTACAGCTCTTCGACGAAGAGCTTCGAAAGCAGGCTCGGGAAGGCAATCTTGCTGAACTGAGTTTGACCTCTCCCCCGGATGGTTACTCCTTGGAGGAGCCGTCCGATTCTGAGCTGGCTCTCTTGAAGTCAGCGACGACAACCCCGGAGCCTAAGGAGGCCCCTGAGGAAACTCAGATGACCGATACCACCCCCGAAGACGGCGTCATGGACGCCATCAAAGGTCTTTCCGAGGTCGTTGAGCGACTTGCGGAAGGGCTCACCAAGGAGGAAGCGCCTGTGGAAAAGGCGGTCGAGAAGAAGCTCGACCTGTCCGACGCCAAGGCCCTTCGCAAGCACCGCTTCGATGCCGCTGTCCGTGGCCTTCAGAAGCAGTTTGAGATTGAGGACGGCGACATCGCCTCCCTCGACCTCGACGAACTCGATTCGTACATCGAGCAGCTGGAGAAGCTGAAGGCTGATCACGGCCAAGACGGCACCAAGGGCTCCGCTCGCAAATCTCTTCGCGAGCGCACTGTCGAGCAACCGGAAGAGGTCGGTTTCGAGTCGGAACTCAACTCGCTCCTGAAGGAGCTTGCCCCCCGTCACGAAGCTGCGAACGAGAAGGCTCTTAAGCGGTCCCGCCGCTGAGGTAGAAGAACATGGCTCTTCAAGAACGCAACATGATCAAGACCCGGACGCTTTACGCGGCCAAGGATCTTGAGATCACTCACCAGCAGCAGGGCGTCTTCGCGGCGCTCGTCACGACGGGCGGCGGAACCTTCGACAAGGGCACCGTGGTCGTGGACACGCGCATCGACGACTCCACGCTGACCGGGGGCTCCACGAACCAGGGCGACCTGATCCCGTTCCTGACGCCCCTGGTCTACGACGCCACTGGCACCCCTGGTTGGCGCGTGTGGACTAACGGGCAGTCCGTTGACGCCTTTGCTGGGGGCCAGACTGGGCTCAGTCTCCACGAGACCGGACTCGTCAAGACTCTCGCCGCTGGTGAAACCATCGGCGTCGTCATCCTCGGGGGCAAAGTGCCCGCCGACCAAGTCGTCCTCCCTGCTGGTGAAAGCCAGTCCAACCTCGACGCTGCCCTCAAGACGGGCATGCGAGCGAAGGGGTTCTTCATCCTCAACCTTGAAGGAGCTGCCTGATGCCCTCTTTTGACATGCAGGGTATGCGGAGCATTGACGTGCTCAAGACGGCATACCTCACCGCCAACGTCCTCAACATCGAAGAGCCTGCGGGCCTTCTCAAGGGCCTTCTCGTTGACCCTGTCTCTCCGGTCTTCCCCGGTACGGACAGCATCGAGTTCGGTCGTGAGCAGCTCGGGCGCGAAGGCGCTCCGTTCATCCCGACTGAAGCCGCTGCGGTCTTCGTTGGTGATCGCACGCGCTCGATGACTGCGATGGACATCCCGAACATCGCCATGCGGAAGTCGATCCACTCGGGCGACATCGCGCAGGACCGTTCGATCGGTGACCAGATCTTCGTCAACGGTAGCGCCGCCACGACTCAGTCGAACGGCCTTGCCGCGCGCGTGGACCGCTACCAGCGGGACATGGTTCGTCGCATCGAGAACACCCTTGAGTGGTGGGTCAGCCGGATGCTGTCGGACGGCACGGTGACGTACTCGGATTCCAACTACGACGCCTTCAGCTACGACTTCGGTCGCAGTGCGGACCTCACGGTCACGCTGACGGGTGGTGCTCAGTGGGACGAGACGACCGCCGAGCCCATCGAGGACATCCAGACGATCAAGCAGCTTGTCGCTGATAAGGAGTACCTGAGCGTCAACACGGCGATCTGTAGTCCTGAAGCTGCTGCTGCGATCCGCAAGGACCTGCCGAACAAGTTCAACGCGCGGCTCGACAACCGCAACCTGGACGAGTTCCGTCAGACCTCGTACATCGACGTGACGGCTCCCTACGCCCAGCAGGGCGCGGTGACCCCGATTGGTCGGATCAACGGCATCGACTTCTGGGAGTACAACCGCTCGGTCACCCTCTTCGGTGGCTCTTCGGTCCCGCTCGTGGACGCCAACTCGATCTACTTCATGCACGTCGGGCAGGGTGCTGACATCCGTCAGTTCTACGCCCCGGTCTACGACATGAAGGAGGCCCCCGGTCGCGCCATCAACACCGAGCTGTACTCGAAGTCGTGGTCCGTGGACTACCCCTCCGAGATGCAGATGATGGTTCAGACGCGCCCGCTGGTCGCTCCGTTCCGGCCTGACTTCTGCGCGAAGCTCATCTGCCTGTGATTGCTACGCGAGGGGCAGTGCTTGAAAACACTGCCCCTCGTTCCCACACCCCTTTCCCCCTCTCTCTCATGTCCAACGAAGTCTTCTATGTGGTCAAAGGCACCGTTCTTGCCCAAGGCAAGGTTCTGCTCACCCACAATCAAGTCATCCGCAACCAGGAACAGCTTCACTCAGTAGGTATCACCGAGCCTGCTGAGATCCAACGTCTGATCAAACTTGGCACTCTGGTGCCCAGCACAGTCGAGACGGTCGTGGATGTTCAGAAGAACAAGGTGATGACCGCGCCCCAAGCAATCGGCAACGCCGCTGCTATCGGGACGTCGACCAAGGCCGAGCGCGTTGATGACGACGCTCTGTTCATCAACGACTCAAGCACTGCGCTGGGATACGACCAGCGTTACCTTGACCAGAAGTCGGATCACGAGCTTCGTGAAACCGTCAAGCAGGCGATCCCCGGCATGTCCGAGGAACACCTGAGCAACATGGGCCGCAGCCAGCTTGAAGACATCCTTCAGTCTGACCGTGGCAAAGGCTCCTCCTCGCAGGCCGAGCACACGCTTGGCGGCGACATCACTCCCGCAACCTGATCTCGATGGCAGCTTCCGCGACACCCCTGTTTGTGGCCGACAAGGCTACGCTCAAGGCATCTCTCCGTCTCGGAGGCTTGATCGACACCGACGCCGCTGACGACATCCTCAACGACGCCATGCTCAGGGCTCGGACGCTAATGATCCGGGTCCTGGGCGACGGGGCTGTAGCGACGCTCGCAGCCTTGCCTTCAACGGACAGCCCGACCACTCGGGAAGAAGTCCAGAAGGTCGAAGCGCAGCAGCTTGAGGTTGTGCTCACGAAGCGTTTCCTGCTGCCTGATTTGCCTTCTGCGTTCATGGATGACTCGGGGTCGATGCTGGACACCTACCAGCGCGAAGCTCCGTTCCGTCTGTCCAATCCGCAGGAGCGTGCCAAGCTCGTTATGGAGCTTGAGGCCCAGGCCAATGACATCTCTCGCCGCCTGTTGTCGGATATGCGTGCGGCCCAGAAGGTGGATGAGCTTTCTTCTGCGAGCAAGATCAGCGGGGTCGGAGCAGTCATGCTTGGCCCCGACAAAGAAGCGCCTCTGCTGACCTCGCGTGATGGTCACCTGACCAACTCGACCACGCACTATGGTCCCGTTTCCTCCTACACCCAGCACCGTCTATGGCATCGCCTGTCGTAGAGATCACTGAGACTAGTAGGGAGATCGCCCTTCAAAACGAGATCGACGACTACGTCCGGTCTCTGGCGGTCCCCAGGTTGTCTGTGACTCGCGACACTGACGGGTCGCTGATCCTGAACCAGACCACGAACTACGACACTCCTCGTAGCGTGTACGCACACCCGCTGGTGCAAGAGTTCCAGCCGGGCAGGTCTTGCTCCTCCGTCTCGGAACGGCGTCGTTGGCGCTGGAAAGTCACGGTAGAGTGGGACCGACAAGTCATCACTGACAGACTCATCGAGAAGTTGGCACATGAAGGTCTTCAAGCGAACGGCGCTTGGCTTCGTCTGCTTGACGTTGAGTCTCCTTACCGACCCAAGATCGACCCTGAGAAGGGCACGATCCTGATCCTCACCTTCGAGACACTCGTCAGGTAACACCCATGCCGTTTAACAACTCGGGAACCCCGAACTCCAGCAACCTGTCCATCCCCAGGGCGTGTGTCAAGATCGCGCTTCTGGACGACGCCGATAACCCCGGCCCCTGGCGCGATGTCGGTGACGTTAGCTCCGCGCAGCTTTCGTTCGACACCACCGAGGCCGAGCACTACACGTCGTGCGGTGAGCAGCGTGTGCGTGACGCGCGAGTCGCCGTCGAGACGAACATCGACCTCTCGATGACGTTCGACCACATCCTCGACACCGCCAACCTTGAGCTGATCTACGCCGCCGAGGCGATCTCTCAGGATTCCCCTGACGCTGGCTCAGCGGCGATCGGCGCGATCTTCCTGCCGAACATTGGTTACGCGGAACCCCCTGAAGACCCGACCGTTGCTGGCCGGACCTACAAGCTGTGGTCCGATGGGCCGGGAAAGGTCTACGCTGGTGTGCCGTACTTGCCTTCAGGGACGACTCAGACCATTGACCCGGATGGAGCGGGAAGCAATCCTGCCTTTGTCCTGCCGACCTGGAAGCCGACGCATCACCTGTTCCAGGTGGACGCCAGTACGATTGAGATCGAGCTGGCTACGGGCACTGAGAACGATGCGTCCGGCGGCGGAACCGCATACAACGCCGCTAGCGGCGCGTTCAGCGTCAACGCGGCCCAGGGGACGATCTTCATCCCGCAAGGGAGCCCTCTGTTGGACTCGGCTGTTTCGGGCAGCTACGCGACCATCGCAGGTGCTCCTGGCAACAACACCAATCCGAACGTCTGCATGAAGCTGACCTACAACGACACCAACGATTCCGCACCGCAGAAGCGTCCCGTCGTTCAAGGTCTGGCCAAGGCCAGTCGTGCCATCGCGATCCGCTTCGAGCAGCAGGACTCCAACCGCTCGGGCTACCGCGCCGTGGTCGAGGTCTTCAAGACGCGCCTCATTCCCTCGGGCGAAGTGGACCTCATCTCTGACGGCACGGACTTCTCCACGGCCTCCCTGGAGGGATCGGTTGAGCAGCCTGCGTGGATGGATGGCAGTGCTGGCCTTCAAGGGTTCTTCCACAAGTACGACGTGAAGGACTCCTGAGCCACCTGGGGCGAGAGCCCGAGGAGGAAAGGGTGGGGGCCAGGGTTTTTCACCCTGGCCCCCTATTCCATTAGTATGCTGTAGCCATGAGTAATCAAACTTGGATGGAGCCCCGCACCGAAATTCATGAGGTGAACGGGCGAGAAGTGGTCTTCCACGAAGTTTCCGTGGGGATGTTCTCGAAGCTCCGCAACGTAGCCACCCTTTCCACCGACGCGATCATGCAGCTCATGCGGAACCCCCGCGATGACGCAGGATCCCAGACCTCCTACAACCAGACGGGAGACGAGCAAGTCAGCAAAGACGAGACCCACCTTTCGGTCTCGCCGGAGCTGGCGCGGCACCACGAAGAGAAGCGCACCGAAGCGATCCACCAACTCGGTGAGGCTCTGATGGGTCAGACCAACCAGCAGCTGCTGTCAGAGTTCATCGCGGACTCTCTGCGCCTCGACGGCGTTACAGGCAAGACGATGCTCGAAGACTGCGGGGCTGGTGTGTTCGTCGAGTGCCTGCTCGGGGCCTTGAAGGCCAACGCAGGAGTCTTCGGCCCTTTTTCGGGGGCGGTGCGTCAGATGCTGAACGTGAAGCTGGACGACGCCGCGCTCGGAGATCTGGCCGAGACCCTCAAACAGTCGATGAGCGAAACGACCAGTCCTGGCGCACCGTCGCTGACTGTGTTGCCTACCTCGCCCGCAGAGGAAGCGATCCCAGCTACCTGACCACCTTGGGAGTCAGCCAGCTTCTTGAGCTGGCTGCTCTTGAGTCCAAGGCGGAAATGTCTGAACAGGCACTCCACCTTTCCAACACGGCCCTTGGCGCACAGGGAAGCGGCAAGGACATCAAGAAACGCCTCAAGGAGTTCCAGAAGAACTCACGCTGACTCATGGCCGAACAAGAAGAACTGAAGCTAATCATCAGCGCCGAGTTCGCTAATGAGAACGAGTTCGACCGTGTTCAGCGTGAGATCAAACAGCTTGAAACCGCCGTTCGAGACGCCAAGGGGAGGTTCAAAAAGGGCTCCCTGACCCTGGTTGAGAAGGACGAGCTGTCTCGGCTCAAGAAAGTTCGTGCAGACCTTCGCCTGTTGGTCGCGGAAGAGAACAAGCTCAACGAGGCGATCAGGAAGACAGCAACCTCAAACGTCAGCCTTCGCAAGGCACAAAACGAGGGCGGCAAGACCTACGTCGAAGGACTCAAGCTGAGTCGCCAGCAGAACAAGCAGCTGCTGAAAGAAACAAACGCGCGAATCACGGAGGTTAAGCGCGAGTCGAGGCTTCAGGCAGAACTGAACCGGAGGAGAAAAGAGTCCGGCGCGGTCACGGGAAGAGACAAGGAGGGAAGGTTTGCGACAAAGGTCCCTATTGTCGAGCGGGCGTTTAAGGCAAGCGAATCCTCGATCAAGCAACTGACTCAAGAAAGGGTCAAACTTGAGCAGAAGCGAGCAATCATTCTCGCGGAACTGCAACGGCAAGAAGCCGACATAGAAAGAACCAAGACGCGACAGCTCAAGGCCACGCAGACCCTTCGTGCGGCTGAAGCTCAGATTGTCGCCAAGGCCGACGAAAGGCTGGCCAGCGAGAAGTCCAAGCTCGCTTCCGAGAAAGGGACGTTGCTGAGGCTTCAAGAGGAGCAAGCTCTTCGGAAGGCAAACCTGCGTCTTGCGAAGGTGGAGAGGTCGTTGGCCGCTGACCGATTGGCGCAGCCGGGCGAGAAGCTCTCTCCGGTAGGTCGTCTTGCACTTCAGACCGAATTCAACTCGGCACAGGCAGACCTTGCTCGCGTAGTCAGGAGCAGCAACAAGGAGGTCAAGAAGCAGAACGAGTTCTTCAATCGCCTGAAGGGCACCGTCCGAGGCGTGGTCGTTGGTCTCGTAGTGTACCGAGGCATTACGCGAAGCATTGACGCCGTTAAGTTCGGGCTCAAGAACGCTGTGGAGTTCGGCAATGAGCTTGAGACTGCGAGACTTTCAGTAGCGGGTCTTGTGGCAGGTGCTTCGGACATCGTTGACAGTCAAGGCAACCTGCTCCAAGGGGCTGAGAAGTACGCAGAGGCCCTGAAGATTTCCAGGGTCGAGATTACTGAGATCCGCAAGCAGGCCCTGGGCACAACCGCGACGTTTGAACAGCTGCTGACGATCTACCAGCAGAACGTCAGTCAGGCCCTAGGCAACGGCTTGGACCTCAGTCAATTCCGCGAGGTGGCGTTGCTCTTCTCGCAGGGTGCCACGCTTCTCGGGGTGCCGCAGACCCAGCTTGCTGAAGAGATCCGCTCGGTGCTTCAGGGCACCGTTCGCCCGCGAGACACGCGAATTGCCACGGCGCTCGGAATTACGAACCCGGACATCCGCAAGGCAAAAGAAGCGGGCAGGCTGTTCGAGTTTATTCAGGAGAAGTTCTCGGGTATTGCTGAGGCTTCTGAGGCTCTGCGTAACACGCTCCCGGTCATTGCTTCCGACCTTGAGGATGCGTTCCGGTTGGCAGGTGCAGCGGGCACCGAACAACTGAGAGACACCTTGGGACGGGTTGGCTCTGAGGTTAGGGACGCTCTTTCAAACGACGAAGCTCAACGCGAACTGGCTACGTTTATCCAGTTCTTGGTCGAGCCGTTCGACGAGATCACTGAAATCCTGGGCAGGGACGGTCAGCCATTCGGGGAGCTGATCGGGCTTCTGGCAAAGGGCTTTTTCGAGCTTGGCGAGTCTGCGGCACTGGTAGCTACCGCGTTCGCCCCGCTCGTGCAGGTGTTTAACATCCTGTTCAGTGTCGCACTTGGTCTTCTTGAAGCTGTTCAAGAGCTTTCAGGGAGTGCGCTAGGTAGGGCACTAAGTTCGTTTGCCGCGATTGCAACGGCCAGCTTGTCGGCATCGGCAGCTCTCAAGTTGCTGATCTTCCTGACCCCGAAGCAGATCACTGCGGGCATTGGAAAACTGGTCACTGCGACTAGGTCGCTGACTTTCAGTTTGGCCGGGCTCAAGGCGGCAGCACTTGCGGTCAACTCCGCGTTCCTGGCGACTCCGCTACTGATCTTGGCAGGGATCGTTGCAGTTGAAAAGTTCGCTGCATCGTTGCCTGGGCTGAACGCAAATCTTGAAGCAGCAGCTAACGGACTCAAGGTCACTATCGGGATCGCCAAGCGTTTCTTCTCCGGCGAGTTCGGGGCTGCGGGGAATTTTGCCGCTGAAGCCAAGCTTGTCCAAGACCAAGTCAAAGAACTACGCAACGCGCAGCGCGTGCTGAGGATCTACGAGGATCAAAAGAGAAAAGCGCGTGGCGCGTCCCTAGCTGAATCCGAGCGCATTGACAAACGCATTCAGGAGCGCATTGACCAAATCAGCAACCTGGAAACTGAGATAAATAGGTTCATCAGTGTCAGTCCGTTCAAAGAAGACTTGGAGGGGCTTACGCCAGAGGGCGGCGTCGGGCTGGACGGGTTCTCTGACGATCTCTTTGAGGCGATCTCGTCAGGGGTTCGCTCTCTCAGCAATAAACTGTTTGGGCTCGGGGAAGATATCGGAGAGGGCATTTCCGCCGGAGCAGTCTCCAAGCTGCTGACTGCCGAGGACTTCGCCAAATCTCTCAGGGAGTTCAACCGTGGTTTTCAGGGAGAGTTGGCGGCTGCTCAGGCAGGCGCTCTGGGCACGGGCACAGAGGATGTGATCAAATCCCTGAACGAGGCCCTGGTCGAGACAGAAAAGAAGAACGAAGCACTCCTTCGCACGCAGAAAGAGATCAACGAGGCGATCAAAACTCAGAGCGCCTTCAGTAGCAGATTGCTGCTACTGAAGGCGCAGCGTAAGCTGATCGACGCGGACCTGAAACAGGGAGAGAAGGACCGCCTGGAGCTAGTCACCAAGCAGCTTGAGATTTTGAACGCTCAAGCCGACGTGCAGCAACGCCCCGACCTTCAAACTGCGGAGCGTCTGCGTCAGGTGCCCGTGTTCGGTCCATTGGGGGATCAGCTTCGTCAGGTCATTGAAGGGGGCTCTCAAATTCGAGAGAACCTGATCGAGCGCGAGCAGATCTTGAAGCGGGTCGAGGCCCGCAACGAGGGAGTGGCTGCTGCGGAACTACTGCTGGCGAAACTTGGCCAACGCTACCCTCAGGAGAACGCGGCGTTCAAAGAGTTCGTGAGGCTGGCGAAACAGCGCAACGAGGTAGATCTCGACTCTGCCGAGATCCTGAAGCTCCAGAACGAGGAAATCGACAAGCAGCTAGAGCGCACACGGAAGCTCCTGTCGTTGAGCAACGTGGGCCGGGGCGGCGCGGGCGCGATTGACACGCTCAGTAGCCAACTGACTACCGAGGCGATCTCCCAGACCCTGTTCACGGGCACGTTCCAGACGCTGCAAGCCGGGGTCAAGAACGCCGCTACGACGGCGCTTCAGGCAGCATTCACTGGTGAAGACGTGGACTTCGGGCTGCTCGCCCGACGTCTGGGCCAAGACCTCGCGAACCAGTTCGTCAACGCGGTGATCGACAAGTTCCTGTTCCAGCCCCTGCTGAACGGCCTCTCGGAGCTGTTCGGTCTTCAGCTCTTCAACAACATCGCGTTGGAGACGAACACGGCTGCACTCGTTAGTCTGACAACCGCGTTGTACGCTCAACAGGCCCAGGCAGCGTTTTCTGGGCTGGGTGTGTCGGCAACTCCTAGTCGGGCCGGGGTCCTGACGGGTGCTGCCGCCAATGCACTTGGGGGACCGATAACGGCAGGAGCGCATACGGGGCCGGGTGCAGTTTCCAGTACCCTGGCGCTCCCTTCAGCGCCTCACAACGGCGACCCCAGGGACACGATCCCGGCGTTCCTGCGGCCCGGCGAGTACGTCGCCACACCCGAGATGGAGCGGCGTGCTCCTGGGCTCTTCTACGCGCTTGAGAAGCTCCGGCGCGGGGTCCACGGCCTGCCGAACTTCGGGTCGCTCAGGAACGCTCCCAAGGGCTTTGCAACGGGCGGTCCTGCCTCGGGCACTCTTCGCACGGCAGACCAACTGGCAAGCTCCAACCAGGGCACCGCAGTTCTCCCGGTGCTGGTCACGGACGAGCGCAGCATGAGGCGCATTCACGACAACCCGCAATTCGTGGCAGGGATCAACAAGCGGACTAACCAGCAGGCCCTGCGGATGCTCAACAAGCGTCCTATGCGCTAATGCCGTTCCGAAGCCTGACATCTACGGTGTCTGCTTTCACGCGGACAATGGAGTCTCAGCCGCTTGAGTTGGGAAGGCCCGCCTACGCCCACCACAATTGGAAAGACGAATTCCGGGTCTCAACCTCGTATGAAGTGGAGACGCTGGCCAGCACGTTCGGCAACCGCGAGCAGTACACAGCCTTGGACGTGCGCCCTCTTCGGGCAGCCAGCTTCTCAGCTATCTCGGACGAGATCAAGGCAGGCTTCCTTGAGCAGTTCTTGGCTCGGACGAGCCCTGACATCTCCGCTACTCTGGCGAACGCCTACGACTTCTTTGGCTTTGGTCTGGGCAAGTCGTGGAAGCTGCCTCTGGACTGTGACTCGACTGAAATCGTCAACATGACAGCGACGTACATCGTCGTTGAGGATCTGGACACCCGCAGGTTCTTTGAAGGACAGGGAGTGTTCCTGGTGCCTCCGTACAACACGCCGCTGCTTCGCCTCAACGGCACGACTGAGCTACCTGCCCTGTACGCGGTAATTCAGCCGGGCAGCATGACCGCTGGCGACCCAAACCGCCTAGTGCTGACGCCCGACCCGCAAGGGTTTCAAACTGACGTAGACCCGCCCCTGGCCCTAGGTTGGCGGGTAGTTCCGGTGATGGATTGTTTGCCGTTGCTCGAAGTGCCTTCGTCGTACACCACGGCCAAGGTGATCGAAGCGGAAATCTCAGGCGAAGAGTACCCTGGCATCAACGTAATCCCCTCTTCGCAGCCTGCCGGGACGACCCCTTCTGGCTACAGCACGTTCACAGGACAGAGCGGCGCGGCCCGCCTAGTGTTCCCCGTAGACCACAACTGGGCAGAGGCGCTTAAAGTCAGCTACGTCCGCCCAGGCAACTCTGGTGCGGGCAGTTTGACGAGAATGTCGGGGTTCCGTCCCCGTTGGTCGATGGAGGTCACGTCGCTGACAGTGACCCGACAGGAGTGGTACTCGATCCTTCAGGCGTTCGACTCTACCCAGGGCGGCGCTAGGCCCATGTGGGTTGTCAGCCCTACGGTCATCTACGAGAAAGCACAGCGGGCTAGCAGCACTAGGTTGGTCGTACCGATCGGGGGCAACCTTCAAGACTTCCTGAACACGACCACCGCGACAGCTTTTCAGTACGACGGGGACTGGTACGTCAACGAGATCTCTGCGGGCAGTCCTGTGGTCGGAGGGGCGGGGCGGGTGACTGCTTGGAACCTGGACATGCACAACACCGTGTTTCAGATTCCCGGCACCAACTTGACTCCTTGCCTGCACCGTGCTTTTGCTGGTAGGTTCTCAGGTGCGTTGGAGGAGAAGTGGATCACCCGCGATATTTGCGAGGTCTCCTTCACCATCGTCGAGTGTGAGGACAAGGTCCCCGAGGAACTGACATGAGCCTACAGAGCGAGTCACAGATCAGCGTATTGACGGTCACGTTTAGCTACGCCAACTACAACCCTTCGGGCGGGCTGGAGTCGCCGCTGCGGCTGGCCGACACGCACAACAACTTCAACGTGCAGGACGCTCAAGGAGACACCTTGACGTTTTCGCCTGAGCCGACGCTTCAGGTTGAACTGCCTGAGCGCAACGGCTCGTTGGAGGAAGATGACGCCATCATCACCCTCAGCTCAGTTTCGGCCAACATCCAGCCGTTTCTGAACATGGTCTCAGGCCGCTCGCACCCGACAGTGACCGTCGAGGTGGTGGAGTACATCATCGAAGATCAGAGCATCACGCTCGAAGCCACCGAATGGGCGTACTTGTTTTGTGGCAAACTGCTGACGGTCGAGGTCAATACAGACGGGGCCGAGGGCGTGTTCAAGCTCACTTGCCTCAACCCGAAGCAGCGCACCGAGAAAGCCTTGGACAGCCTCGCCCTTGAGAAGTGCCGCAACGATTTCGCCTCAGGCAAGGTTTGCAAGTTCAACCTGACTAATGCGCTGGAGACCGGGACGGCAAGCTCGGCTTCAGGCAATGAGATCACCATCACGGGGCTCCCCAATAAGCCCCCTGGGCATTGGCAGGACGGTTACGTTGACTTCGGAGGACATCGGGTTCACATCAAGTACTGGCGTGAGGGCAACGACTTCGTCCTGAACCAAGCTGTGCCAACCTACTGGGAAGAGGCCGGGTCCTTTCCTGTTCAGGTGGCTCCAGGGTGTAACAAGGGCCTCCAGAACTGCACTTCGTTCGGGCAGACCGAGAACTTCAGAGGCATCGGGGTCGAAATTCCTGACCACCACCCCGTCTTCGCGAAGCCCGTGGCTCAGTGATGCAGTTCACCAGGAAAGCCATCAGTCCCGACGCCGAGGCGTCCCTGAAAGCGGCCATCGCGCCTTGGGTAGGGACTCCGTACCGCCCTGGGCACCAGCAGCCTGGAGTAGGTTGTGATTGTAGGTCTTTCGTCCTGGGCGTTCTTGATCAGCTGTACGGCACCGAGACTGTGCTGGAGCTTCTGCCCGAGGACGCGGCGTTGCATCAACCCGAAATCTCGCGCAGCTTCCTTCGCAAGATGGCTAGGTTGTGGGACGTGCAGAAGGTGACCGACAGCACGCTGGAGCCAGGGGACGTAATCATCTGCGCCTATCCCGGTGCTGGTCCGACCCACGTCATACTGTCTGGTCCCTGGCCTCGCTTCTACCACGCGACATCGGACGGCGTTGCCATGACGAGCTTTGGTTTGTCGGGGCTTGAGTTTCACTCGCACTATCGCCTTCCCGGCAAGGAGAACTGGTAATGGCTGATCCCGTCACGATCATCACGTTTGCGTCCAAGGTGGCGGCTGGTTTCTTGGTCGGTCAGGTGCTGCGAAGCATCTTCAAGCCTGACTCCCCTAAGGCCGAGACTCCTGAGTTTCGCTCCACCAAGGCTACGCGGGGGGATCAACTGCCTCTGTTGGTCGGGCGAGACCTGCTAGCGCCGCTAGTGCTCTCTGAATGGAACCGCGAGGTTCGTCTAGAGTCACAGTCTACCGCAGGCGGCAAAGGGGTTGGAGCCGGGGGCGGGGGCCTCACGAACGAAGTCTTTTACGCTTCGTACTTGATGGGCGTGTGTGTCGGCCCGGCGCACCGCTTGCTTGAGATCAAGTACAACGGCGAACGCATCTGGCCAATGCCTACTTCTGGCGGGGCCAGCGAATACCCCAACGGAGTGCGGGCTCACGAGGCTCCTTCAGGCACTCAGTTCTCTACGGGGAGGACGGCCAGTGACCCCGAGTCGCCAGGGCCGTTCAGGATCTATTGGGGCGAAGAGGACCAGCCCGTTGAGACGGACGCATTCGGGCCAGTCGGCGGCGGGTTTCCTACGCAGACCCGGCTCCCCTTTGTGTGCTACCTGTACTGGCCTTCGTTGCGCCTGGGCGGCGCGGGCACACTGGGCAACTTCCAGGTCGATATTGAGTCTCGTCCGTACAACGACAACAACCGCTACGGCGCGGACGGAACCGACAGCTACGAAGATGTCGTGTCGGTGAGCGGAACAAACCTGGGAGGCACCTCAGACCCTTGGTTCCGTAACGCCAGGAAGATCGACGAAGCGAACTGCTTCGACGTGCTGTTTTACTATGTAAGCAGCCCTAACCTGCCGAACAACTCGATTCGGATCATTGGAGACGCCTCTACGGAGCTTGCCGCAGGCGCTTACTTGGCTCTGAAGTACGAGCCCGGTAGTGTGGGCGGCACGGAGCTGCCGATCGCTTATGGGAGGTCATACGGGGCGACCTACGACGCCACCAGCGTGTTCACTGCACCCGATACGGTATACCAAGATCGAGCCCTGGAGACCGATGCGCTGACGTACTGGGCCGAAACCGCGACCCAAGGCACCGAGTCTAAGGCAGCTCCTCTGACCTCAGGCCCTCCTGGGGTTGACCCTACCAACTATCACGGAGTCCGGTACACGTCTCAGGGGACGTTTGCTGCCAAGACTCTGAAGCTGACCCGAGATTTGGCACCTGGGGCGTCGGGCTACTTGCCCCCCGGCGGGTCTACCGAGGAAGACTTCGGAGACGGTTTCTCGTGGTTTGAAGGCTACTTCCATGTGTCGAGTTTGATCATCGTCGAGGACCACACCGCGACGGTGGCCCTTAGGTCGGACGCAACCTCTTCATCTCTTGAGTCGGGGTCAGTTCAAATCGACTGGCCGGGTGGAAATCAAGGACAGCCGACGCTGGGAACCATTCAGGGAGATGTCACGGTCACGGACTTCCTCAACCTAGGGCCCCGTTGGTGCTTCCTTAGGTTTGGGCTCGCCACAGGTGCGAGCAGCTCCGTAAACACCATTGACGCCACCGACCAGATCCAGGTTGATGTGACGTTTGCTAGCGTTCAAGGCGGGCTGTATGGGGAGATGTGGCTTCGAAAGCCGGACGCTCCTTCCGCAGGGGGGCAGTTTCAGCCCGCGCTCCGGTTCGCTCCGTACTTGAGCATTCAAGGCACGACGGTGGTAGAAACCGACTTCGACCTAACCGGAAGAGTTAACTTTGTCGGTGAGGTTTGTCCTTACGTCGTGGACGCCGATGGGGACGCTGGCGCGAACGCCGCGCATATCCTCTACCAGCTGATGTTCGACACGGATCCGCACGGGCTGGGGTTGGACCCAAGCTGCTGGGATCTGACCTCACTTCAGGCCATTGCTACGACGCTCGACACCGAGGGGATCCGGTGCCACCTGATCGTCGAAGACTACGCGACTGTCAAAGAGCGTCTGTCGGCACTGATGCTGGAGGTTGGCATTGATGTGACGTGGGACCTTGTGCAAGGCAAATACGTCTTTGGGCTGAGAAGGCCCGCAGCTCCTGTGACTTCGGTTCCTCAGGAGTTGATGACGAAAACGGTGCCTGCCAGGACCCGCAAGCTGGAGTCAGACCCGACCAAGACCATCGTCTTCACTTACAAGTCTGCGTCCGAGGAGTACCAGACGCGCAGCATCGAGGCTGACGAACACGGCAACGTACAGGTCGCTGAACGCTCCGGGGTCGAGAGAGACGACCTCAGAACCCCGAGGGACGTTATTGCTGGACAGCTGATCGCTTCACGTCGAGCGTCTGAGGAACAGTCCAAGACCTCGATCACGAAGTTCAAGCTGATGCGGGACGCGATGACGCTTCGGTCCAATGACGTGATCGACGTTTCAGCCATCACCAATGACAGCCTGGCCCACCGCATCTTGTCGGTCAACGTCCAGCCAAAATCCAGAGAGGTGGATGTCACTGCCTACCCTGAGTCGTTCCTGCTGGACGAAGATCCCATCACTTTCGACGTAGGCGGGCCTAGCTATTTCCCAGCACCTATCACGTCAGACTTGTCCTCGGGCACGTTCAACACGAACGAAGGGATTGTGGTGCTTCGCCTGCCAACAGACAAGCGAGCCACCCAGGGCGTTGTGCTCGCGTCGGAAGACGGGGTTTCGTACTGGACCGTGGGGAGCGTGCCTGGAGTAGGCGGCGGCTACTGGACATCTACCGATGTGACCAACATCACGTTCTACACGCCAGTGCCCATGTTCACCGACGCGGTGCCGCGAGCCGACGCATCAAACGCGAGCAGCTCAGTCATGCGAGGGGCCACCAGTCGGGGAGAGATGTTCACGTTCCGAAGCATCGTCGATCTGGGTGGCGGGGTGTATCGAGTCGAGGGTTGTTTGAGGCCGACCCCGGTGACTCTGTCGGACGGAGACTTTGTGTACGTCTACCGGGACGGTCAGGTGCCTCCTGTAAGAACTAGCTTGCCTGTGTCGGCAGGGAGGCAGTTCAAAGTGGTTCCTGCTTCGTCCACTTCGCTAGGAAACGCTGCCGCCGCGCCTGCAATGACTGAGGTTGATGCAAGAACCGCCACTGAAGGTGAAATGCCCTCGGGTGGATTGCCGGGGCAGGTTCTTGTGAAGTCAAGCGGCGACGACTACGACGCAACTTGGGAAACTCAGGACCCCCCGGAAGTTCAAGACGGGGTAGGATACTACGACGTGCCTGAGAACTACTTCTACGTCACCTTCGGGCAAGACGGCAACTGGGAAGCCGTTCGTTACAGAGAGACTGACGAGTCCACAGGCCCTCAGCTGGGCACGATGCCGACGACCTTGAACGCCCTTAAACTACTCGACTACACCGAAGCCGGGCCTCCCTCGCCCGCACCCTGATTTATGTCTCACGCCCTCATCATCACCGCGAAGCCCAGCGGCGGCTTGACCTACGACGACAACGATGTCGTTCAGATCCTTGACGGCCACCAGAACCCTGGGTCGGCAGTCACGCCGACCGAGAGTGGGTTCCTGTTCTGCTACTGCACCGACAAGGAAGCCGACGACCCCGACGTGCTCGCGCTCATGCAGCCGTGGGAGGACGACACTCAGGACCCGCCGGAGCAGCTCGGCAAGCGTCGGTATCAGGTGACGCTCACGGGCTCGGAGTTCGAGACGTGGGTGCCTGAGGACGAGGCGCACGACGCTGGGATCGAAAAGACCTGGGCCGAGATTCAGGCGATCACGATCGACAAGGAGGCGTGATCCGTGGTCACGGTCATCATCAAGACAATCGGCCCGACTGGCCGTGACTACACTACGTTTGCCTTGGCCGAGGCAGATACGTCGAAC